TTAAATGATATATTTTGGTTTGAGTTTGATACCATTTGCGAATGGTTAGATTTAAACGTAGATGAATTGGAGGGGTAGTAAAATGATTGAGTTTATTATATTATCTATTATACTCGTTACTATATCAGTAGCGGGGGCGTGGTTTATGGGATTGGGTGAGGTGTTCAAGTGAATGAGTATAGCTTACAGATACCGAACGACCTTATTTGGTTTTATTCGGTGATAGATGAAAACGAAACCGATATTGATTTACATTATACTGATATTGTATTAAGGTATGGGATAGATAATAAGATACCTACGCTTGTAGTATCTGAAGCGTTAGATAATGATAAGGCTATTAGAATAAAGAAGTATATCTTTGATTCTATATGTGCTACTGTATGAGTAGTATATATATATATAAAATCTATAGATAATAACTAATCTATGGAACGTAGAAAAGTTACAAAAATTTAAGTCCTATCAGACTATAAACGTAGCCTACCTAATAGTATTTTTATTGGTGGTGGTGGATACCCTAAGAAGCCGAATAGCGTGGTTGATAACGGGATACGTATTATTAATATAAGCTTTATACAGCTATTCTATTGTATAAGTAGTGTATTTGTATAAGTCTTATAGAGAACGTGGCTTGTAGGGTGTCTTATGGCTCTCTAAAGTGTATTATAAACAGATAATAAAGGGGATAATATGGAAGTATTTAGAAATGTTACTTTAATTGTGTTATTATGGGTAGTGGGTGTTATAATGTTATTAGGTTTTATTGATTAGTAGGGGTATATATTATGCATAACTTAGAAAGATTACAAATATTATGGGATTACTTAACAGACGTAGAATTTGGAGAGTACGCCTGTATCTACCGAGAAGAGATAGAAAAAGGAGAAGCCTATTTTGATATGGAAACAGAGGAGATTGTATTAAACTTTAATGGAAAACCTTGTAGAATTATTATTGAGGAGATAGAGTAATGATTAACTTTAGACCATTAACAGATGAAGAAGTAGAAAGAGAAGCGGAAGCTAGATTTGTAAATGCTATGGAGATTTTAGAAAGCTTAGATGATGAAACAATACCAGATGAATTATTACAATCATTAATCACTACAACCCACGAATACGATTGGGAGGGGTTAGTAATAACAGAACATTATCAAGCCTATGAAGATTATAAATATGGGTAGTGGAGGTAAGGGAATGGATAAGTTAGAAAAGGTTATAGAAGATACCGCCTGGAATGTCTGTAGTGAGGTGGACTGGTCAAGGGTTGAAGAAACTATGCACCACCTACAATGGTATTGGTTTGATGATACAGAACAAACACCGAAGGCGGGAGGACTTATGCGACACGCTGTAGGAGTAGCGACTAAAGCATTGGAGGAATCCATTGATAAAAATGGTTGTACAGTAGGTTCGGGTGGGGTGATGGCTACAGCTAATTGGGTTGGTGATAAGCCTTACTTGAAGGTGTGGTTTGAGGTGAGTTCCTGGGATAACTACGATTAGAAATAGTAGCTGTACATTATTCCTATTGTTCAATAAATATGAACGTAGTATTATCTTGTACAGTGTAATTAGAAACGGCAAAACAAACGGCAAATAATTATTAAATAAGAGGTAGTAAAAATGAAAGTAGCAGTAGATGTATATACAAAGAACCTAGATGCAGTATTAGATGCTTTTAAATCGGCATACATTGCAAACGCTAAGGATATGAACCTAAGAGTAAATGAGGAGTGGAACACAAAGACCTTTGAAAACTTCGAGTTGACCTTTGAAGCTGACCATAAATCATCAGCTATCGAAGCAGTAAACACAGAAGATTTTAAAGCTAATGCTGATGACCTATAGGGGTTTGTATGGATAATGAAATTAAAACTGTTATAATGATTGAGGGTGAGGAGTATACGGAGTGTACTACACGCACCAACGATGCTAAGTGGACAGACTTTCTATTTATCTTTCTTAATCATCTTAGAGCAAGTGGGTACGATATAGAAAAGGAGGTAGATGAAGAGATACTATCTTTGTTAAAGGAAAGGGAAAGGAAAGTATTAACTAGTTCACTAGCAGATAAGCCAAGTTATTATTAGGGGGTTGTATGGGTAAGATGAAAGAGATGTATATCGAAGAGCAAGAAACACATATCAGTAGGCTAGAAGAGGATGCCTTTCTATTAGCTTATGAGAATGATAACTTTACTCGATTCTTAAAAAGAGAATTGCTATACACAGATGAAGAGATTGATAAGATAGCAGAGGGTTTATTTGAGTATGTTAACGGATAGGTAACTAAATCAATGGAACGAGAAAATATTGAAAAAAATGAATTAGCTAAAGTAGTACGTAAGGTTAGGAAAACTACGTATGCTAAGATGCTAAAGAATGAGGGGGGTGGGGCTAGTATCTATTACACTATGGATAAAGATGCCCCATTAAGAGAATATGAGCATTATGAAACATATCCTACAGTAGCACAGGCTAATGAGGTGATGTTAACCTTTACTATGTTGAAAGAACAAGACAGATGGAGAGAAAATGGCGAGAAGAAAAAAGGCTAAAAGTAATGTAGCGAGTGATAACCACTTACTATTAAACGATGTATCACCTTTAACAGATGCTCAGAGCTTATTCTGGGAGCAGTACGCCACTAACAAGCACCAACTTATGTTAGGGTATCCAGGTACAGGTAAAACCTTTCTAGCGATGTTTAAGGCGTTTGAAGAAATATTACAAGGAGATTATAAACGTATAGTAATAGTACGTAGTGGTGTACCTACTAGGGATATTGGTTTCTTACCAGGTACAGAGCAAGAGAAAGCGGCAGTATATGAGTTGCCTTATAAGAAAGTATGTGCTGATTTATTTGGTCGTGATGATAGTTATGAGGTACTTAAGAAGCACGATGGTATAAGATTTGTACTAACTTCTTTTGTAAGAGGTATAACTATTGAGAATAGTATTGTTATTGTTGATGAAATGCAGAATATGACAGCTCACGAGGCAGATAGTGTACTTACTAGGGTAGGTAGGAATTGTAAGATTATATTTTGTGGTGATGTACTACAGCGTGACTTCACTAAGAATACAGAAAAGAATATCGAAAAGTTCTTGAAGGTCTTAGAGCGTATGGGTACTCAGTTCTCTATTACACACTTTGGGCTAGATGATATAGTACGTAGTGGTTTAGTCAGTGATTACATAAAGACAAAACATTTATTATATAAGGATGGATATTAATGAAAGCTGAATTAGTAGATTATATGGGTGATGATTTAAGTGTGGTGAATGCCGCTAGGGTCAGCTTTGCTAAAGTCAAAGATGAGTTTGAAGAGAAAGATGTTAAGCTTATCAACTACTTAGCGAAGCACGACCATTGGACACCATTCGGTCACACAGCAATCACACTCAGGATGCAAGCACCTATTCCGATTAGAACACAATGTTTTAAGCATAAGGTTGGCTTAGTAGAGAATGAAGAGAGTAGGCGTTATATTGATACACGACCTAAGCTTTATATCCCAGACGAATTTAGAGAGCGACCAGATGGCTCAATCAAACAGGGCAGTGGGTCAGCTCATCCTGACTCAGAAGAGATTGTCAAGCTATACAGAACGGCTTGTAACGATATGATTGACTTGTACGAGGAGACATTGCAATGGGGAGTAGCACCAGAACAAGCAAGATTCTTTTTACCGCAAGGTGTAGAAGTGAATTGGGTATGGACTGGTAACTTAGTAAGCTTTGCTAACTTCTATCTAAAGCGTACAGACTCAACAGCACAAGGAGAAATCAGGGAGTTAGCCGAAGAAGTATCTAGTGTAATTAGACCGCTATTCCCTGTGTCCTGGGATGCCCTGGTTTCTCGTTAATAATCAATCACTTAACCGTTATTCTTGATAGGAGTAACTACAAGTGGTTAAAGCATTAGGGAATGAGTTAAGTGTAGTACTAAGTAACTTATACTATTAATACTACTATTACCTATACTATTACTTATACTATTACTTATGCTGTTACTTATAATAAGAGGGGAGTATGGATAGAATACTAGGTACTGTAGAAGAACAGTTAATACTAGAGAAGTTAAAAGAAGAGGAAGGAGTACATAAGGTAGTACGTACTATACGTAATGCTATATCTAAAGGTAATGTATCTGATACAGTATATGGGCAGGTACTAGTTAAGTTAGGGTATGAAGCTTATGTTAATAAGTTAAATGCTTATATGGAAACAGAGTTTACTAATCACGACTCTAAACCCAAAGACTTACTACTACTAATGTCAGATAATATGGAAGCTGTAGCCTTTACTGTACTAACTAACGTAGTGAATGGTGCGGCTTGTGGTAATACATTATCTTATATAGCTATGAATTGCGTACGTAACCTTAGAGATATTTTCTTATTTAATAAACTAAAGAGTGATAACCCTAAGCTACACACTTACTTAGGGCAGAAGTTTAGGAGAGCAAATAAGCGTAAGAAGAAAGAGTTATTAGATAAGCATATTAAAAACCTATACACACTAGGTAAGTATGATGATGATAATAAACTTATGCTTAGGTTAGGTACTACGCTTATAAACCTGCTTGAGTTAAGCGGTGCTAATATTATTGAGGTACGTAAGGAGTTGGTGTCACATAATAAGACACAGTATCTTGTACGACTAACAGAGGAAGCCTCTAAGATTATACGTACACTAGATATTACTCCTTTAACAGAAGCTTCAATTAATAAGCTACCTATGATTGTACCACCTAAGGATTGGGTACGTAATAAGGGAGGTGGGTTCTTAACAGGTAGGAATAGTTTATTTACTACACGTTCTAAGGATGTAAATATACACCTACATAAGCATAGGTTAGATAAGGTATACCCTATTATCAATCGCCTACAACAAACAGCGTGGCGGGTTAATACGGAGGTCTTAGCTGTAGTCAAACATATCTTTGATAGTAATATGATTGACCCTAAATCCCCTACCTTATCTCCTTACTTATACGGTGAGCTACCGACAAGGGATGGCTTTCTTTCTAAGGAGTTAATTAATCAAGAGGACTACGCAACTTGGCACGAGTACAATAGAGCAAGAGAGGATGTAGATATACGTAGTAATGCTGATGCAAGTAAACGTATTGACTTACTATTTACCTTAGCTGTTGCTGAGAAGATGAAGAAGTATGCCACATTATACTTCCCTTACGAGCTAGACTATAGGGGTAGAGTATACAGTAAAGTAAATTTCTTATCTCCACAAGGGCAAGCACATACTAAGGCTATGATGGAGTTCTCAGAGGCTAGACACTTAGATGAACAAGGAGAGTTTTGGTTAAAGGTACACATTGCTAACTGTTATGGTTTAGATAAGGAAGAGTTTGATGTTAGGACAGATTGGGTTGAGTCACAGCACGATATGTTACTAGACATAGCTACTCACCCCTTAGATAATATATCTTACTGGGCTTGGTCTGATAGTCCTTTTGAGTTCCTAGCTAGTTGCTTTGCTTATAGAGATTATGTGGGTGGTAAAGCAGTACGCCTACCTATACAGCTAGATGCTACCTGTTCTGGTATTCAGATGTACTCAGGTCTTTTAAGAGATAGAGAAGGTGCTGAGGCTGTTAACGTAATAGGTAATAACCGTAACGACATCTATCAAATTGTTGCTGATAAGGTAAACGATACTTTGACATCAGGTAATTATAATGCTACAGTAATCTATAAGGACAAAGAGGGAGAGGTAGTTACCTTAAATGGTAGTGCTGTTGGTAAGAGTATGGCAGGTAACATTACAAGGGCAATAGTTAAACGTAATGTAATGACTGTACCCTACTCAGTTACTAAACGAGGTATGTCTAACCAACTATGGGATAAGATGGATGAGGCTACCTTAAAGGGTAAAGAGTTCTGGCAAGGCGATAAGTTTGTAGCTAACAAGATACTCACTGGATTAAATGAAGGTGCTATCTATGATACAATCAAAGGTGCTAAGAAAGGACAGAACTATTTAGTAGAGGTAGCAAAGTTACAGGATGAACCTGCTACTTGGAAGGGAGTACTATACGACTTCCCTATTAGACAAACAGCGTTAGACTTATCTGTTACTCAGGTACAAACTCCTTACGGGAGATTAGCTCTAAATGTAGAGACACCTGACTTAAACAGAAGAAGACAACGCAACAGCATAGCACCTAATTTTGTACACAACATAGACAGTACTATACTAATGTTTTGTGTTGAGGCTATGAGTACAAACATAGGAGTTATACACGACTGTTTCTTAGTACACCCTAATGATGGTGATGAGATACAAGAGTGTTACAAAGAAGGGTTTATTACTGTAATGTCACTAGACCCATTACGTAGCTTCCAAGAACAACTAGACCCTACAGGAGAGGTAGACTTCCCTGAGTATGGTGAGCTAGAGTTACTGGAAGTTAGAGAATCAAACTATATTATTAGTTAAAGGAGAGAAGATGAGTAAGTTAAAGGTAGAGGTAGAAGAGGATGGTAACTTAATCCTAGATGGAGAAGGTACTGTACTTGATATTATTAAGATGGCAGGTGCTTTGATTGAGGTTGCAGCAAGAGAAGCTGATGTAACTGTCAATGAACTATTACAAAACTTTATGGAAGTCGATGCATTAGACGATGACCTAGCAGAAGAAACAGATACAGATTTACAATAAGGAGAGTTAACAATGGCTATTAAGAAACCAACACAGGTAATCACAGAAACAGAAGCACAATACGGATACTTAAAAGGTAAAGCTAAGTGGGCAAAAGTATTAGAACCCGATGACTATGGTAAGTTCTCAGTTAACTTATACCCAGACCAAGAAGACTTAGAGAAGTATGCAGAAATGTTCGAGTCTATTTCAGAGGCAGCTAAAATTGAAGTAGAAGATAAAAACAAGAAGGTGTCAGGGCTTGCTGATATTGTCAAAGAGGATGATGAAGGGAATTACTTCTTTAGTTTTAAACTACCTGCCGAAGGATATAATGGTACGGCAAATAAGATTGATATGTACGATGCAGGTGGTAATAAGGTAGAAGAATGGGATAAGTTAGTAGGTAACGGCTCTTTAGTTAAGGTTAAGTTCCAAGCAAGACCTTACTATATGAACTCTACAAAGATGGTAGGTACTTCACTTAAGTTCTACGCTATGCAGGTAATCAACTTAGTTCAGTACTCAGCGGGTGGTGACTCAGGTTTCGGTGATGAGACAAGTGCTGACTCAGGTTTTGACCTTGCTGAAGATGTACCATTCTAGGTTCTAAGTAAATCTATGGAATCGAGAAAATACTGAAAAAATTTAGGGGCAATATGGAAAATGTAACATACGACTTGCCCCTGTTCATTGAGACAGGGGTTAGGAAAAAGAAAAAGCATTATTTGAACCTTAATCTTTACCGCAATATGCCATTTCATCTAAACAACAACCTAAAGAAAGAGACTAAGAAAATAGTTACTGAACTATGTCCTAAGTTTAGGTTCGAGACATTTGAATTGGTATACACACTGTATCTACCTGATAATAGGCTTAGAGATATTAGTAATGTGTGTTGTGTAATAGATAAGTACCAAACAGATGCTTTAACAGAGTTAGGATACATTCCTGATGACAACTATAAACATTTACCTAAAGTTACGTATAAGATTGGGGGTGTTGACAAAGAAAACCCTAGATGTGAGGTAAAAGTGATATGCTTAGACACGTAGACTGTCCTCATTGCCTATCATCCGATGCGGCAAGCCAGATACCTGGTAAAAACATTATGAAATGCTTTAGTTGTGAAAAATCTTGGGCGTTAAAAGGAGAATATGATATGCCAGAGGAAGATTTTAGGGATGAGTCCTGGAATCCTAAGAGTACTGTACCTATTACTACAAAAGTAAGAGGCATTTCACCAGAAACACTACGTACTTATGACTACTACAAAACTACAGAAGGTAATCATATTATTAACCATTATGATGCTGATGGTAGTGTAGTTGCTCAGAAGATTAGGTATCCAGACAAGACTTTTAGTTGGAATGGTAGTTCTAAGAAGGCATTACCGTTTGGTATGGGTCAATTCAGAAATGGTGGTAAGCGTATCATTATTACTGAAGGTGAGTTAGATGCTCTATCAATAGCAGAAGCTATTAACTGTAAGTACCCAGTAATTTCTATCAACAATGGTGCTACCTCAGCACGTAACGACCTTAAGCAACATATCGAATTCTTAAATAGTTATGATGAGATTACACTAGCGTTTGATAATGATGAACCAGGTAAGAAAGCTATCCAAGAGGTTAGTACACTATTTACACCAGGTAAGATTACTGTAGTAAAGTTAGGTAAGTATAAAGACTTCAATGAATTGCTACAAGACAAAGGGAAAGCAGGTGTATTAAAAGCCTACTATGAGACACAGTTATTTACCCCTAGTGGTATTGTATCTGGTAGTCAACTATCCTTTGACGATGTAACTAACATTGACAATACTAAATCCTACAAGACACCCTACTCAGGTGTTAACAAGATGCTTAGAGGCTTCCGCAAAGGTGAACTCGTTACCTTTACAGCAGGCTCAGGTATGGGTAAGACCACTATGGTTAGAGAGATAGCTTACCATCTTATGATGCAAGAGGATTTAAAGATAGGTTGGGTAGCACTTGAAGAGAATACACAACGCTCTGCTTTAGGTTTTATGAGTCTTAACTTAGATGTTCCTGTTTATCTTGAAGAAGAAAGAGGTAAGGCAGACCCAGCGGATATGCAAAAAGCATACCAAGAAACTATAGCTAACGATAAAGTATTCTTTTATGACCATTGGGGTTCATTAGAGAGTGATGTCTTGATTAGTAAACTACGATACCTAGCAGTAGGTGCAGACGTAGACTTTATATTCTTAGACCATATTAGTATTGTAGTATCTGGTGGAGGTTATGGAGACAATGAACGTATTGCTATTGATAACTTAATGACAGCACTACGAAGCCTAGCTGAAGAAACTAAGGTAGGTATTGTTATTATCTCTCATCTACGTAGAGCGCAAGGCGATAAAGGTTTTGAGAACGGACACGAGGTTACATTATCCCATTTACGAGGCTCTGGTGGTATAGCTCAACTATCTGATGCTGTAGTAGCCTTAGAGAGAGACCAACAGGCAGAGTCAGACAGTAACGTAGGTAATGTACGCATCCTTAAGAACCGATATACTGGTGAGAATGGTTTAGCAGGTAAGGTTAAGTACTATAAAGATACAGGGAGGTTGCTAGACTATGACGGATTTGATGATGAAGAAACAACAACAAAAGAATTCAAACCAGAATTCTAAAACATTAGTCTTTGATATAGAAACAAACGGACTACTACTAGATGTAAATAAATTCTGGGTAGGCTGGACTTACTGTATTGAGACTAAGGAATGGATAAACTATAGGGATGCTACTGAGCTTGTTGTAGAAATCAATACCGCTACTTGTATTGTTGGTCACAACATTATTGGTTACGATATACCTGCTCTCAATAGACTGTCCAATATACCTATTAATAAAGACATAGATATAGTAGATACACTCATACTAGGAAGACTAGCATACTACGACAAAGATAAAACATTTAAACATTCACTCGATGCTTACGGTCAGCTACTTGGATTCCCTAAAGGTTCTCATAGTGACTGGTCTAAATATTCTAAAGAGATGGATGATTATTGTAAACAAGATGTCGCAGTCAGTGTAAAACTATACCAACACCTTAAACGTAAGACACCTTGGCTGCCTAAAGAGGCTTTAGAATTAGAGCAATCAGTACAAAAGATAGTAACACAACAACATATTAATGGTTGGATGTTTGATGTTAAGAAAGCACAGCAATTACATATAGAATTGTTAGGTTCTCTTGAAGAGGCAGAAGCAGAGTTATTCTCAGTGTTCACACCACTACCTACCTTTGTTCCTGTTAAGTACCCCAAGAACCCATACAAGAAAGATGGTACTAAAGCTACAGTACTTATCAAACAAGAAGAGAAAGGATGTAAGGAGTACGATGAAGGCTGGGGTTATTTTGAGGATGTGGTATTTAATCCAGGCTCAGGTCAGCATATCGTAAGATGGATTGAAGAGTTGTACGGTAAACAGAAGTGGGCTTGTACAGAGAAAGGGAATCCCAAGACAGATGCTACTACTTTATTTAAAATGTTTGAGAATGAGGCTTGGTCTAAACCATTACTACATTACTTTGAAGTAAAGAAATTGTTAGGTCAACTAGCAGAAGGAGACAACGCTTGGCTAAAGAAGGTTGCAGATGATGGTCGCATACACGGTGGTGCTAATATCCTTGGTGCTGTTACTGGTAGGTTTACTCACAGTAATCCGAATATGGCTCAAGTACCTAGTGTACGAGCGTTCAAAGGAAAAGAGAGTAGAAGCTTATTTAGAGTTCCTTCCAATTATAAGCTTGTGGGTTGTGATGCTAGTGGCTTGGAGCTACGTACTTTATCTCATTACCTAGCGAGGTATGATGGTGGTGCTTATGGTACTAAACTCTTAGAGTCTGACATACACACAGCTAACCAAGAAGCGGCAGGATTACCTACGAGAGACAATGCAAAGACATTTATATATGGGTTCCTGTACGGTGCAGGTGATGCTAAGATTGGGGAGATAGTTAAAGGTACTAGCAAAGATGGTAAACGACTTAAAGACACCTTCCTTAAGCGTACTGAGGGGCTTAATCAGTTAGTAACAGACGTAAAGAAAGCAGCTAAACGAGGATACTTGATAGGATTAACAGGACGTAGATTGTTTATACGTAGTCCACATTCTGCTCTAAATACCTTACTACAATCAGCAGGTGCTTATGTAATGAAACACTATGTTGTACTACTTGATGAACGTTTATCTATGGAAGGGTATGACTATAAAATGGTGGGTAACATACACGATGAAATACAAATACAAGTACACAACTCTCAGGCAGAGAGCGTTGCAAGAATCTGCGAACAAACTTTTGAGGAAGTAACTACTAAGTTAAACTTCCGATGTAAACTAGAAGGTGAGGCTAAGATTGGAGACAATTGGGCGGATACACACTAAGGAGAAAATATGCGTAAGACAAGTGAAGAGTCTTTACTCTTATACTTAAAAGAAAACTACTATCCTGACTTAGAATATAACACGGATGGAGAAGTACTAATAGAGGTAAAGTGCAGGAATAAGCACTACCCCACTATTATGATTGAAAGAAAAACTTATGATTCCTTAATCGAAGAAGCAAGAGGAAGAAACTTAATACCTTTATATATTAACTCCACACCAGAAGGAATATATGTATGGGATTTATTCTCGGTTGATGTTGACTTCTTACCAGAGAATGTAAAATATGACAAAGAAGTAGGTTACTTAGATACAGAAGATGCAGAGGTATTATTTTGATTGAACAGATTATGAAGTGGAACATTGACAGAGATAACTTAGGTTATGATGCTGCTAACGAGTACGGTATGCTACAGGAAGAAGTAACTGAGTACGCACATTCTTATATCAAGACAGTAGGAGAGGCACTAGGTATTGACATCCTTACACATAAGGCTGAGTCTGAAGAAGAGAATGAAGAACTCAACCTAAAGATAGCAGAGATTCTTGATGACCCTGGGTTCGGTTTAGAATGGAAAGTACATCAAGCAGATGCTCTAGCTGATACAATCTTTGTTGCAGTAGGTAGCCTATTCAAACTAACAGGTGACGTACAGAAGACCTTTGATATTCTACAGGCTGTTACTGATGCTAATGCAGAGAAGGGAAGCGATAAAGATGCTAATGGTAAGGTCATCAAACCTGCTGGATTCATCCCACCTGAAGACCGTATCCGAGATATTCTAAATGGGTAGACAAGTAGGAGGTTCACATTATAAACTACCTATCCAACCTATTGAGTATATTGTTAAGAACAATCTAGGTTATATGGAAGGTAATGTATTAAAGTATATCACAAGACATAAGAATAAGAATGGTATACAGGATATTGATAAAGCAATACACTACTTAGAATTAATAAAGGAGCATTACTATGGGGAGCTTGACAATGATTGAAATATTACTAGCACTAAACTTAGGTCTTACAGGGGCTTTGTTCTGGAAGTTCTTTATGAATGAGATTGCCATTATCGAACTATACCCACAAGAAGGAGACTATGAAGAGTGATAGTATTAGATTACGAAAGAGATAAGGGTATGAGTGAACAGGCTTTCGAGCTTGTCACTAAGTACTACACAACCGATGAAGAACAATCACCCCAGGAAGCATACGCTAGAGCGGCTACTGCTTTCTCTAACGGAGACAATGAACTAGCACAACGAGTATATGACTATGCTTCTAAAGGATGGTTTATGTATAGCTCTCCTGTGCTATCTAATGCCCCTGATGGCACTGGAAAGTCTAACAAGGGCTTACCTATTAGTTGCTTCTTAACATACGTTCCTGATACCTTACAGGGTCTTATAGACCACTCATCAGAAGTACGTTGGTTATCGGTTAAAGGTGGTGGAGTAGGAGGACATTGGTCAGATGTCAGAGCAGTATCAGATATTGCCCCAGGTGTTGTACCTTTCATCCACACAGTAGATGCAGATATGACAGCTTATCGTCAAGGTAAGACACGTAAGGGAAGCTATGCGGCTTACTTAGACATTGACCATCCAGATATGATTGAGTTCTTAAACATCCGAGTACCTACTGGCGGTGACATCAACCGTAAGTGCTTTAACATTCACAACGCAGTAAACGTCACAGACAAGTTTATGCAAGCTGTACAGGATAATTTAGAGTGGGACTTCTTAGACCCTAACGATGGTTCTGTTCGTGGTACGATGGAAGCTAGAGAGTTATGGCAACGACTACTAGAGGTGCGTTATCGTACTGGTGAGCCTTACTTAAACTTTATTGACACAGCTAACCTAGCGTTACCACAACCAATGAAAGATAAAGGATTAAAGATTAATGGTAGTAACCTTTGCAATGAAATTCACTTGCCTACATCCGAAGATAGAACAGCAGTATGTTGTTTATCCTCTGTAAACCTAGAGAAGTTTGATGAATGGAAAGATACTGAGATGGTCTCTGATTTAATCACCTTCTTAGATAATGTCTTACAATATTTTATTGACAATGCACCTGACGAGTTATCTAAAGCGGTCTACTCAGCAACACAAGAACGTTCACTAGGTCTAGGTGCTATGGGCTTCCACAGCTACTTACAATCTAAGAATGTAGCTTGGGAATCTGCTATTGCTAAATCAATGAATATGAATATGTTTAAAACAATTAAGGAGAAGGCACTTGAAGCGACTCAAAGACTTGCTAATGACATAGGTTCGTGTCCCGATGTACCTGGAGTTAGGAATAGTCATCTACTTGCTGTTGCTCCTAACGCTAATTCTGGTATCATCTTAGGTACATCAGCGTCTATTGAGCCTATTAAGTCTAATGCTTATGTACACCGTACACGAGTAGGTAGCCACTTAATTAAGAACAGGTATCTTGAGAAGGTACTAGAAGGTTTAGGTGAGAACAATGAACAAACTTGGAATTCGATTGTTGCGGCTAAAGGCTCAGTACAACA